GTATGGACGGTAGAGGACGGTAATGTACTACTGGGTGCTGATGCTAGTGGCTTAGAGCTACGGATGTTAGCACACTATATGGACGATCCAGCGTATACCAAAGAGATACTAGAGGGCGACATCCATACTAAGAATATGCAGGCTGCAGGGCTAACCAATAGGGATCAAGCTAAGACATTTATCTATGCGTTCCTATATGGTGCTGGTCCTGCTAAGATAGGTTCGATTGTGGGTGGTGCAGAACGTGAGGGTAAGATGTTGATTAATAGTTTCCTCAAGAATACCCCTGCATTACAGAAGCTAAGAGATAAGGTAGACAGACTAGCTGTCAAGGAATGGTTACCTGGTTTGGATGGACGTAGGCTATTGATCCGATCCCAACACGCAGCTCTGAATACCTTGTTGCAGGGTGCAGGTGCAGTGGTTATGAAACAGGCACTGATACTGTTGCATAGAAAGTTAATTGGTGGTAAACTCAATGCTAAGTTCGTGGCTAATGTGCATGATGAATGGCAGTTAGAAACGACACCAGAAGATGCAGAAACGGTGGGACACCTAGCGGTACAATCCATCCGTCAAGCAGGAATCCGTCTAAGGCTACGCTGTCCGTTGGACGGGGAATTTAAAGTAGGAACTAATTGGGCAGCGACTCACTAACTTATAAAGGAAACTAAATGAAACCAGTTAAAGTAAAAGGTCAAGTGTATTGGTCACGTCATGCTGAACCCTATGATGATGGTAGGTATGGCATGGATATCGGGCAGTTGTCTGAGACAGCAGTGCAGAAACTTCAGGATGAAGCAATGCTCGATGTTAAACACAAAGACCTACAACAATACTATGTTACCTGTAAGTCTAACTATCCCATCAAAGTGGTTGACACAGAAGGTAAAGAGATTGATGGTAAGATTGGTAACGGATCTGAATGTGTTGCTGTGATTGCTCCCTATTCCTACAACTACAAAGGTAAGAAAGGGATATCAGCAGGAGTTCTTGAAGTAGTAGTAACAAACCTCATTGAGTATAACCCAGGAGGCAGTAGCACTAGCTCTGAGTTAGCTGCGATGGAAGCGGTGTAATGGCTACCCCGTCATTGGAGAATGCAACTGCTCTGATTGACGGGGATATCCTTGTCTACCGTATTGGATTTGCTAGTGATGATGATGAGGAAAAGTTTGCAATTAGTCGGATGGGTAACTACATTCAGGAACTTATCCGCCCTGACTACGTTGACGACTTCTTAGGTTACATCACTGGCAGTTCCAATTTTAGATACCAGATAGCTAACGAAAAAGAATACAAAGGGAATCGTAGTGACGCTAGAAAGCCTAATCATTACGAGTCCTTACGTAACTACCTTACTGAGAAGTGGGGCTTTGAGTTAGTCGAAGGTGAAGAAGCGGATGATGCAATAGGTATCGCAGCTTATGGTATGAGAGCTGGAGCCTTTTGCATCATGTCGTTAGATAAAGACCTTGATATGTTGAGGGGATGGCACTACAACTTTGTCAAGGATATTCTGTACTATATTACAGAAGCTGAAGCCATCAAGAATTTCTACACGCAAATCTTAACAGGTGATCGGGTCGATAACATACCTGGATTACATGGCATTGGTCCGAAGAAAGCCGAGAAGATTCTAAAGGATTGTCATAACGAGAGACAATTATTCGCTGCCGTCCTAGAGGCGTATGAGGATAACCTTGAGTTACTAACTGAGAGAGCGCAACTACTATGGATAAGAAGAAAGAAGGATCAAATCTGGTTGCCGTCCCTGAAGTAGCTTATATAGAATGGGATGATGCTTGTGCAGATGCTGGCTGGGAGTTGACAGAGAAGACAGACATACACTGTGTTTACACTCTGGGCTTCATTGTAGCAGAGGACAAGAAGGCAATCACAATTGCTGTTTGCTTTTCTGGTCTGGAGTCCAATGCTAGGATACACATTCCTAAAGGATGGATCAAGAAGATCAAACGATTCAAACTTGATAAATTTTTAGGAAGGAAGAAACCATCAAAACCCAAAGCGCAAAAGCAAAAGGCAGGAAACTCCAACAATGGTTTAGAGATTTACTCATCGACCAATTCGATTTTTCCAGGTCCGATGTAAGGTCAACAAGTATGGGTGCTGGCGGTGAGGACATTCAGTTCTCTCAGTCGGCAGGAGATAAGTTAGGGATATCAATAGAGTGTAAATCAAGAAGCACAATAGGCGTATACTCTTTCTATTCTCAAGCCCTAGACAACTGCCCTGAAGATAGGCAGCCTGTTGTTGTAATCAAACAGAATTATTCTAAACCGTTGGTAGTAATAGATGCAGAATATTTCATACAACTGCTAAAGGAGCAGCATGAGACACCTCGTAATCCCTGACACCCAGTGTAAACCAGGATATCCTATCGAACATTTAGAGTGGGTAGGTAAGTACGCAGCAGATAAGAAGCCGGACGTTATTGTCCATCTAGGAGACCACTGGGATATGCCTAGCTTATCTGTTTATGACATAGGTAAGAAAGCATTTGAGGGTAGGACATATCAATCGGATATCACTGCTGGTAACTTAGGCATGACAAGACTGATGAAGCCTATCGCTGCTGAAGTCAATAGACTTAGAAAGAACAGAAAGAAACTATGGAATCCCAGACTTGTCTTTCTAATAGGTAACCATGAGCAACGTATTGAGAGAGCTATTAACTCAGACCGCAAGCTCGAAGGTCTAATAGGTTATAGTGATTTCAATTTAGAACAGTACGGCTGGGAGGTTAGAGACTTCTTGGAAGTATGTGTCATTGACAACATTGCCTACTCACATTACTTCACATCGGGAGTGATGGGACGCTCAGTATCTAGTCCTAATCTACTATTGCAAAAGAAACACATGAGTTGCATAATGGGTCATGTTCAAGATAGAGCTATAGCATTTAGTAAGAGAGCCGATGGAACTAGAATCACTGGTATCTTTGCAGGTATCTGTTACCAACATGATGAGGATTACTTGACACCACAAACTAACGGTAGCTGGTCGGGTGTCTGGATGTTAAACGAAGTGCAGGATGGTAGCTTTGATGAGATGCCTATCAGTCTAACTTATTTGAGGAGACAATATGGAAGTAAGAGAACTACTGAACGTTCGTGAAGATATGTACGGACAATATAGTGTTGTCAGTCGGATCAGTCAGGACATTAAGAAGGTAATGCAAGACTCGCCTAATTACAAGATTATGCCAGCATTTGCTAGAGAAAGTTTAGACATGATCGCTAACAAGATTGCTAGGATTCTCAATGGTAATTATTATTATGATGATTCTTGGCGAGACATAAGCGGGTATGCTACATTAGCAGTCATGGAAATAGAGGAACTAGAGAAGCATGAAACCACTGACGCTCCCTGAACTAAAAGAAAGACTAATACAGTTCGATGAAGTAGACTTGATTGAGCTATTAGATTTAACGTCCGAAGATATATTGGACAGGTTTGAAGATGTTGTCGAAGATAGATACGAACAATTAAGAAAGGAAGTTTACTAATGGATTACTATCAGCAGTACATAGCTAAGTCAAGATACTCAAGGTTCTTACAGGACTCAAAGCGCAGAGAGAATTGGAATGAAACTGTAGATCGCTATATGGCTTTTATGAAGGATCAACTATATAGAACCCACAAATATAATATACCATCAGACATCTATCGTGATCTATCTGAAGCTATTAAGAACCTAGAAGTAGTACCTTCTATGCGTTCTATTATGACTGCAGGTAAAGCACTAGAACGTGATAATACAGCAGGATATAACTGTAGCTATCTACCTGTTGACGATCCTAAAGCGTTCGACGAAGCTATGTATATCTTACTGTGCGGTACAGGGGTAGGCTTCAGCGTTGAACAGAAGTACGTAAACAAACTCCCTGAGATACCAGAGAAGATGTTTAAGTCAGACACTACAGTCGTAGTAGCTGATAGTAAAGAAGGGTGGGCTAAAGCATTACGCCAGGTTATAGCACTACTGTATTCTGGCGAGATACCTAAGTGGGATCTTAGAAAGATTAGACCTGCAGGTGCTAGACTAAAGACCTTTGGCGGTAGAGCTAGTGGACCTGCACCACTTAACGAACTGTTTGAATTTGTTATCCGTAAGTTTCAGGCTGCTGCTGGACGTAAGCTAAACACACTAGAGTGTCACGACATCATGTGTAAAGTAGCAGAGGTTGTAGTAGTAGGCGGTGTACGTAGGTCAGCTATGATCTCTCTATCTGATCTGAACGATGACAAGATGAGACACGCTAAGACAGGGCAATGGTGGACTGATAATCCACAACGTGCGTTAGCTAACAACTCTGCAGTGTACGAACAAAAGCCTGACGTTGGACAGTTTATGAATGAATGGATTAGTTTGTATCAGTCACACTCTGGTGAACGAGGTATCTTTAATCGTGAAGCAGCTATCAAGCAATCAGAAAGAAACGGACGTAGGGATTCTGACTATGAGTTTGGAACTAACCCATGCTCAGAGATTATCCTAAGACCTTATCAGTTCTGTAATCTGTCTGAGGTAGTAGTACGTGAAGCTGATACGATCTACGAACTAGAACGTAAGGTAACACTAGCTACGATATTAGGAACGTACCAGTCTACGATGACACACTTCCCGTATCTTCGTAAGATATGGCAGCGTAACACTGAAGAAGAAAGATTGCTTGGAGTATCTCTTACTGGGATATTAGATAACAAAATGCTAGGAGCTAACGTTGAACAAACTAAAACGCTTTTACAAAGACTACGTATGGTTTCTGTCGATACAAACCTGGAGCTTGCAACTGCTATTGGCATTCAGCCTTCTGCTGCTATTACTTGCGT